CCTACGCTGATGACAGTTCATCTTCCAAAGGTGTCGAAAGGGGGGCTGAAGGTCCCTCTGGGGTGGGCCGTGGGGCATCGAATGGTGGCTCTTCGTCTACCACGAAGTCCTCCAGTAGCTCTTCGTCATCCTCTAGCTCATCTTCTAGCTCCTCGTCAGGCTCCAAGTCCTCCACTACGTCATCTTCTAGTACCTCCAGCCCCTCAAAGCCCTCTTCATCGCCTAATGCAGCCGCTCAGGCAGCATCCAACAAGCTGAATGGCATTGCAGGGGCTGCACAGCCTACTGTGAATGCGTCTGTGGGGTCTATTGGAGGGTCCAAGGCACCTAATGCTGCTGCTGCTTCGGCTTTTAGCAAGCTAAACTCGACTGCAGGGGCCTTGGCGACTGCCCAGAACCCTCATTCCATTCAAGGGATGATCAATTCTGGCTCTACGGCACCCAATGCTGCTGCACAGGCTGCTTATGACCGCCAGCGTATGGCTGCCATCTCACAGAGGCACGACCCAATTACTGTTGGTGCTACTCCGAACCCAAAGGGAGCCCTTCCTGGGGCTGCTCCGGGTGACTTCGTGCGCACCGCACTTGGCTACAATGCCAACAAGATGGCACAGATGGGCGTCACTGATGCTAATCGCATCGTGGCAGGCTTTGACAACCTGAAGCAGTTCAAGGATGTCACTTACGACTCCGAGGGTGTACAGAAGATCAAGGATCAGTTGGGATACACGCCTGTAGGTATCCGCACCAACAATCCCGGTAACCTGCTCAATGCTGACTGGGAGAAGAATGTCCCCGGCTACACTGGTCCAGTGAAGTCCCCCAATGGTCTAACCTACGGGTCTTTCTCTGATCCGCGCTGGGGTCTCGCTGCACAGAATGAACTTCTTGGTCGCTATTTCGACGGCGGACGGACCACCATCAACTCAGTGGTGGACCGTTATGCTCCTGTAGACCAGAACAACTCTGCAGCTGCTAATGCTGCATATAAGGACCACCTGTCGGCCCAAACTGGGTGGGGTACTGACCAACAGCTTACCCGCGAGCAGGTACAGTCACTCGGTCCCAAGAAGACATCGTTTGAGAATGGCGGTACTGTATTTGCGGGAGGACCCTTCGGTGGGACCCCCTCCAGCACTGCGCTGGCTTCAACTACGCCAAAGCCTGACTTCGGTCCCCGTGCTCCAGACCCTCAGTCCATCCCGTCTCCCAACAGCATTGGGATGCTTGGAAATACCCCAAAGCCTTCACAGACTGCCCAAAGCCAGGTAGTCACGGACCCACGAGTTGCCATCGCACCTCCCAGCAACGTAGCGCCCGCCACATCGTCTCCCCCTGGCTACTTCAGCCAGTTCTCCATGACCCCTGATGACATCAATACGATGAAGCAACAGGCCATGAAGGAGTTTGGCTGGGGGCAACTTGCAGAGATGCAGAAGAACATCGGCGCGCTCCCCGGCTTCATGGGTCCAATCACCCGCGACCAAGAGCGCATGACGCAGCTTGCCTCTCAGGCTCCCGCTGCCCCTGCCTCCCCGTTGCCTTCAAATCTACCCGGAGTCTCGCCTAACGTACCCCGTACCTACGCCTCCAACCCCAACCGCCTGTCCTCCCCGTCCACCTGGAAGCCTGAATCGGCTCCTGAGGATAACCCTGTGTACTCCGAGAACCCCATGCAAGGCTCTCAGAACCCCATGCAGGAGGGGGAGAACCCGCAGGTCAAGAGTGAGCGCCAGAAGTCGTATGTCTCAAAGGGTGCGACCATCGGCTCAGTAATTGCTGGCCCTCTAGGAGCAATCGTCGGCGGAACGCTTGGATGGCAGATGGGCAAGACGCCTCCTAGTCAGCGGCAGGCCATCGCGTCCAACCCGCAGGCCCTCAATGCCAACGTCCAGTCCATCAACCAGTTGGCTGAGGAGCGTGGTGGCAAGGGCAATCCGCAAATGCGGGTTACCGACAAGGGACTTAAGGACGTTCTGAGCAACCCTCGGAAGGTCACTGAGAACCCCACTCAATACACCACCCTTGAACAGATGCTGGCTGCACTGGCCCTTGGGATCGATCCCGAAACAGGCAAGCCCATCGCATAAGGTACTACATCACATGCCCACCATTCCTATCCGTCAACTCGGTAAGATTGGTGTCATCACTGATGTGAATGCAGTAGACCTCCCGCCCGAAGCCGTGAGTTCCGCACGTAACGTCCGCTTTTCAAATGGGAACATCACGAATGCTCATGTGTGGCGGGAGGCTATCGCTTCCCCCTCAGGCACCACCCCGGTTCTGCTGTTCCAGGGTGAACGTACCAATACCTATGACATTCTAGGGTACATCACCAAGAACGGCAGCGTCTACCATGTCGCCAATGGGGTGACCGACGATGTCTCAATTGGTGGCTATGTGCCTTCCGACTCGACGGCCCAGCGTTCCTTCTGCACGATGCAGGGGGTATACTACGTCAACCAGGAGGACCGCGTACCGTGGTACTTCAAGTCTACCTCCACTGACTATGCCACCCTCACAAACTGGGATGTGAACCACCGCTGCAAGGTACTCAGGTCCTACAAGGACTTCCTGATTGCCCTGAACATCACCAAGTCAGGAACTTCCTACAAGAACATGGTGAAGTGGTCTGACATCGCCCAGTACGACAGCGTGCCTTCCTCTTGGGACCCTGCAGACCTCACCAAGTCGGCTGGGGAGAACACGGTAGGTGAAATCCAGAATGACCTTATGGACGGACTTACCCTCCGCAACTCCTTCATCCTCTACTCGCCTACGCAGGCGTGGTCTATGGAGTACACTCAGGGGTCGGATGTCTTCCAGTTCTTCAAGCTGTATGGTGACCGTGGTATCGTAGGCACCAACTGCGTTGTCGAGGTTGACGGTAGCCACTTCGTCTTCGATGACGATGACATTTATGTGAATGATGGCGTATCTCCCCCCAAGTCGCTCTGTGACAAGCGGGTGCGTAACCACATCTTCCGCAATATCGACCTGACCAAGGCCTCCTCGTTCTTCGTATACCACGAGAAGCCAGCTTCTGAAGTCTGGTTCTGCTTCAACTCCCGCGCGCTGGGCCTGAAGTGGTCTGCAGCAGACTGCAACTACTGCAACTACGCCGCAGTCTACAACTATGGTGAAGACACCTGGACGTTCCACGACCTACCCAACGTGACCAGCATGACTTACGTCAGTTGGCAGATTGGACGTCAGTACAGCACATCCTCCTCCTTCACCTACGATGCCCTTGGGTCTTCGTATGTGGACATGATTTCGAATAATACGAAGAATACCTTTGCTGCCTCCATCTCGACCACTGGCGTGGCTACTACACGCATTGTAAACGTTGACGCTGGCATCAACTCTTCGCTGCCCTTCAACTCCGTATCTGAGCTTGCAGTCACCCCCTACGTAGAACGTGTGGGGCTAGACCTTGATGAAGTCGTGCCAGAACTGAGGGCCTACAAGAACTACCGCTCCGTGTACCCTCAGGTAACGGTCAGTGACACATCCGCTCCTCTAAGCTTCAAGTTTGGGGGTGTAGACATGCCCCAACAGGCGATTGAGTGGGACTCCTTGCAGTCCTTCGAAGCGACCACTGACTACAAAATCGACACCCGCTCAAGGGGACGATACTTGTCTTGGTACTTTGAAGGTGCAAACAACAATTCGTACACGTTGTCAGGCTTCGACCTTGACTGCGTTTCCTTGTCGAGGCGCTGATGGCACTCACCAAGAACCATGCCGTTCCTCTTCCGTACACGAAGGGTGTGGCTCCGACTGATCCGCTGCGTCTGGGACTTCATGTCCACGATGAACTACGCAAGATCGAAATATCACTCAGGCGCATCAATGCGCTCATACCTCAGGCGGCAGACGCCGAACCCTCTGAGAAGTACATCGGCATGCAGCGCTTTGCGTTAGCGGCTGACTGGAATCCGTTGGGAACGGGCGTCAACGCCTGGGTCTACTGGAACGGCACCAACTGGGTCGCCTTATAATAACAAGGATAACAACATGGGCCTACTCGACTCGCTCCTTGGGGCGGGGTCCTCCATCATTGGAGGTATCCTGGGCGGCACCAGCGGTGGCTCTAACCAGCAGACTTCACAGTCTAACTCGTCCACCTCCCCGTGGAAGG